CCCAATATCAAGGTAAGGAAGTTAACGATTACCAAGATAAAGCTTACGAGATTGCAACCCTAATTGTCGAACATGAGAAAGAGATTAACAAGGTCACATTCTCTGAAGGTGAATTGGACACTTACACTGTTATTCAAGCTAATCACTTTGTGGAGCATAGGGCTGATGTGTGTTTGATTAATGCTGGTTTTAAACCTTTGTTTAAGCCTAAGTATAACCCTGTTGCTGAGTGGTTCTACGATGACATCAACTCACTACGATTGCATGATTTCTTTGCTCAGTCTGGTGGTGAGTACAGTATGAACTGGGTAGCAGAGTCTTTTGATTTAGATGAGGGTTGGAATTAATGAGTGATCATATCTACGACAAATTAAGTCGTGAAAGAAAAGCAGGGCAGGAACAAGGTAAGTATCCTCCTTGGTACACAACAGGTGCTTACCAGATGTTTAAGTATTCTTACGAGTACCAAGCAGATGGATTAAAAGAACAGTTTGAACGTATTGTAGAGCGCTTAGCTAAATACTCAGCACCACTACCAAGTACAGAGGGTAAGTGGGGAGAGATTGGTAAACTGATTAGGGAACATCATGGTGATAACTTAGAAGATGCTTTCTTCTCATTTATGTGGAAGAACCACTTCCAGTTATCAACACCAGCTTTAGCTAATACGGGAACAGATCGTGGTTGTTCTGTTAGTTGTAGTGGCACAGCAGTAAAAGATAGTGTTGGGGGATTCTTTGATGCAGCTAAAGAAGTTGCCTTACTTAGTAAGAATGGCTTTGGTACTAGTGCTTATCTAGGTGATGTAAGAGGTAGAGGATCACGATTCAAGGGTGGTGGTAAGGCTACTGGCTCGTCCCTTCCTAAGAACCTATTACAGAAGACTGCTGGTGATATATCACAGGGGAGTATTCGTAGAGGAGCTGTTGCTGAGTATCTACCTATTGACCACATAGACTTCGATGAGTGGTGTGACTCTTTGAGGTCTAACCCAGAAGGCCAGAATATAGGCTGGAATTACTCAGATGAAGTTATCAGTAATATGGGTACTAACTTAGATTACAGACGTAGACACAACAAAGTGTTAGCTACTCGTATGAATCGCGGAAAAGGCTATATGTGGAAGCCAGATGTAGTTAACCGACTACAACCAAGTTGGTATCCAAAGAAACATAAAGCATCAAACCTTTGTACTGAAATATGTTTATACGCCGATGAATACGAGACTTACACTTGTATTATCTCATCAATGAATGCTGTTAATTTTGACGAGTACAAAGACCAAGCAAGTGTGTTCTTAGGTATTATGGTACTTGATGCAATGGCTAATGAGTTTATCGACTCACAACGTCATACAGAGGGTCTTGAGAAAGCTGTGCTGTACACAGAGAATTGGAAGAGTCTTGGTTTAGGTGTGTTGGGTTTTGCATCTTACTTACAATCTAAGATGGTTCCTTGGAATAGCTTTGAAGCTGAGTTAATTAACACTGAAATATTCTCTCACTTACAACGAGAATCTACCCTTGCTAGTCAGTACATATACGAGCATGGTGTTGTTGGTAAGAAGATGGTTGGTCATAGGCAAGCGCACAGTCACCTTAATGCTATTGCACCAAACCTATCAAGCTCTGTTCTAGCGGGTCAAGTAAGTCAGGGTATTGAGCCTTGGTTAGCTAATGCCTTCATGCAGGATACAGCAAGTGGGAGCATGGTAAGGATTAACCCACAGTTCCTGAAGTTGATTGAGAGTAAAGGATTAGATGTTAAGAAAGTCACTAAAGCTGTCATAGAGAATATGGGTAGCTTGAAAGGGCTTGATAAGTGGTTTACTGAAGAAGAGATTGAAGTCTTCGCTACAGCATTTGAGATACCTCAAGAGAGGTTGATTGATCTGGCAGCAGCAAGACAGAAGTTTATTGACCAAGGGCAATCATTGAACTTATTCTTTTCATCTGAAGAAGACCCTAAGTACATAGCTAGAGTCCATCAGAAAGCTTTGTTGAATCCTTGGATTAAAGGTTTGTATTACTGTAGATCTGAGAGTGGTGTTCAAGCATCTAAGAATGTAGCTTGTGAGAGTTGTGCTTCTTAGTTTACTACCAACCTGATACACGGTACATATCGCCGTAATAAAGAATAATTGTGTATAAATACACAACAAATTGTTGACTTCTATTGTCAAAGCGATTAAGCTACTACTTGTAATGAGTGGTGGCTTTTATTTTATCTAAGTATTAACAAATACCTCTTGCACAACCACTTTAACCTTGCTACAATACAACCTGAAGATTACTCACAAACAACTTAGGAGAAACAAATTATGATATGGCTAATGCACTTAGCAGCTTTAATGTTCTTCCCTTTAGCCTTATTCATCACAATCCCTTTACACATCATAGCGGGTAAGTGATATGAAATTAACAGACACAGAAATTCTAGGCTGCTACTTCTACACACTGTACCGAGATAAGTGTTACATGAAAAACTTAGATATGTTCATCGCAGGAATGCAGTACACATTATTTTCTAACATCTTCAGCAACCCGTTTAAGGTAGGTACAGACACACTCGAACCCGAGGCAGAAGTTCTCTTCGGTATTCTCGATATAATGGACTATGCTGCGCTTTGTGAATTAAAGAGAGGTGTACTCTCATCCCCACAGTTGTTTGGTTACGTGCCATTTAACCGTTACGAGAATGATAAGCTAGTTGAAAGATTATGGTTGAAGGTGGAGTGATGAAGTTCAAACCTAAATACTGCTTACCCACTTCCCTCCTTACAAGAGAAACCTATTCAGATTTAATCTGTAAGCTTGTATCTGATGGCTATGTAAACACAATACATATGTATGACTTTAGTCTTGCTCAGATGTGGGGTTATCTAGGCTTGTCAGAATATTCCGAGATTTGCTTGTACGATAAACCTTCATCTTTCTTAGAGATAAATGAGTGGATGAACTACTTGCAAGTCCCTGATGACAAGTATTATAATGTGCTTACCAAAGAACAACTACTGGAGTATTTGAAATGATAAAGATATACAATGTAGCTGATCTACGAGAAGATAACAAAGAACTTACAGAACGACTTAGAGTTGCCTGTGAAACTATTGAGCAACTTAAACGTGGCAATAAAGAATGGGAAGCCTTATGGAAGCCTATTGATGATCTTGTACGACCATTAACACCACTAGGTGAGAGTGTTGGTGATGTGGCTGTTGAATTGATTAGAGACTGTTTGGAGGGTAAAGATTGATGACTAAACTACAAGAGAAACAGGAAGCATTCTTAAATGAGCTTAATGAACGTTTACCTCGTGGAATACATGCTCAATACAGACCATCTAAAGATATGCCAAATGTATTGAATGTTTTAATTGGAAGTGGTAATATGCTTATACAGAAGTTTGCCTTGGTGCAAGATCAGGATGGTGAGGTTTATTATTGTGAAAATATTAGCGGAGGAATTTATTGATGAGTAAAACTACAGGAAAGAGTGGTGTTGACTGGTCTAAAGCTCCAGAAGGGGCTACGCACTATAAAATATTCCCGAAAGGTCAACTCTCCCTTTGGTACAAAGAGGGAATGTATTGGGATAGTGACAATAAAAAGTATTGCCCATCCCAAGACTGGTTCACTAAAAACTACTATAAGTTTATAACTAAAGAAGAGGATTTAGAAATGGATGAGAAAGAGATCAGTTGTATTGAAGACTTACAGACTGGGATGTTTGTGTTTATGCAAGGTGGACATTCTGCGTATGTGAATATAGATGATCAAAGAAGAATTGGTTTCCTATTTACAAACCAACACTCCAATGTAAACTATGTGATGCAAAGTGGTTTTAATGGGCTGGAATATTCCCCTAATAAAGATATTAGTATCACTCATTGGGGTTACTCCTTAGCAGGTGAACGTTACCCTGTAGCCACATCTGAAGCTGACATTAAGATTAAAGAACTTGAGGCTACGATAGCTTTGGCTCAGAAGCAGTTGCAAGAATATAAGGGGATGAAGTGATGGGTGCCTTTATTGGTGGATTTGTGATTGGTGCTCTGTTACTCTTGTGCATAGTGTTGAATGTCGGAACTACCTTTGAGCCTCGTGAAGTGGAAATAGGTCAACAGATGTGTATTAAGAATGATGGCCTTAAGTTTGTGGATCGTGAGAGACCGTTACAGTACATATACACTTGTAATGATGGCGCTAAATTCGATACGACTAATTTGGGAGAGGTAAAATGATGAGGTGGTGTTGTAATGAAAGAAACTAGAATAGTGTACAATGGGAGAGTTGACCATTATCGTGCTCAGTATAAAAGTTGGGGTGTTTGGTGGGATATATTTGATAGGGAACTGACTGTATGGGGTCGTGACTTTTGGTATAAGGATAATACTAAACGTGCAATTGATCGGTTTATTGCCAACAACTACAAACAGCCACCAAATGAAGACATAACTAAGATTATCAAGTACCCATAAAAGAAAAGCCCCAACACCTATTACAGTGAAGGGGCTAAGTTTTTATTATTATTTTGTAGTTATTATTTCTGTCATTTCTTACCCTTGGGGTTTACCCTACTGTGGGTCTGCTGCTCTACGTTGTGCTGCTATCTGTCCAGCTTGGTAGCCTCTCTGCTCTGCAAGCTCTGTCTGTATCTCTCTCAATGCTTCTAGCACTTTAGGGAGCATTGTATTCAGTTGCTGCATCTCTTCCCTGATTACACGCCTTACGTGTTCATCGTTCACTGCGGTATTCTCCAGCGAAGTAATGGAAGTAGAGAACTTTTCATTCTTTTCAGACTGACTCCTAAGCTTCCACAGGATAACCCCCGTAAGAATAGTGCTTAATACAGTCATTGCCCAAGTAACGATTAGTGTGTTATCCATTGTTATAATTTCTTATCTTCGTAAAGTTTAAGTTTAGCTGCTTTCCACTTTCTATTGGCTTCTAGGACAGCTTCATATTGGTTTATACAATAAGTATTTTCAATATAACCCTCCACAGTCTCAGCGCCAGTTGTGCCAGCACTAATAGGTTTACAAGGACTACGCAAGAGAGAATCAGGGGGTAGGATCGGAATCTCTTTTGTTACTACGGTAGGTGTTGTCGAGCAACTGCTGAATGTCAGCATCCCAAGAAGCATTGGGATCAATATAAGTCTTTTCATTTGAAGTAGTCTCTGAAGTATTTATGGTTGGTGTGATACATCTTTTCTTAGAGAGAGTGTCTAACCTTTTGAGTAATGACTTCTTCTCATCTTCTAATGTAGAGATAGCTGTTTCTTTCTCTACGTTTAATGTATCGTCTTGTGCATTACCTTCCACAACCTTAGACTTACTCTCTTGTGACTCTTTCAAGTCCTGTTCTAGCTGCGTATGCTTCGTTTGTAGCTCGATTAACTCATCCCTAGTACCTAAGTATAGGGAACACAGTATTAAGCTCGTAGCGATCAGTACAGCGCTTAGAATAGACGTTATCTTTAAGAGGATTCCATCAAACATCTTTACCCTTCTTAGCTTCACGCTTCTCTTGCTCTTCTTCCAAGTTTTCTTCATATTCATCCACCTGTTGGGAGATGAAGCTGCCTGCAATACCCAAGAAGGCCAGTACACCTGTAAGGATTGCATAGGATTGTAAGGAGATAGAGCCAAGGAATGGGGCAAGAGCCACCATTCCAATAGCAGAGATAGCGTTAAGTAAGTGAGTGATGAAAGAATATCTGTAGAATACTCTTCCTACGTGGTTCACTAACTTAGGCATAGGCACTCCTTAAATAAACAATGTGTACCCAAAGATACCTGTAGCGGTAGAAGTAGCTCTGATATGAGTAAACACAGTAGGCTCACGTTCACCAGCAGCCAAGTTTAGGGTAACATCCACTGATCCACCGTCAGTACGCCCAACAATAGTACCCGCACCTTCTACTTTGATACCGTAAGCTTTCTTTGTACTACCAGCACCACCTACGGGGTCTGTGGCATGTTTTGTAATTGGGAATATATCCCTTGCAATTGCACTACCTATTAAAGCCATTTTATCTCTCTCTTATTTGTTTAAAATTAAATTCCAATACCGTACCCAATAGCTAAGGAAGGCATTTGTCCACGACTAACAACAGCTATACCAGCCTCACTAATCGTCCAAGTGTAGGAATAGACATTACCTGCTCCGGTTCCTGTTGATGGTCTAAACCAGCTAGTAAAAGTACCAGCATCAGTAACAGTACCACCACCATCGGCAGTTAAAACTAAATCGCCGTATGGGGTGTAGCTATGCTCGCCGCCTTCAACGGTAAACCCATCTTGAGTTAGCCAATAACCGATAGACGCAGGGTCATCAGTAACAACACCGCTGAATGTGTAAACAACGTCACCAGTTTCTTTCTGTATGACTTGAGTACCGCCTGCTGACTCTGAACCATTAACATATGTGAACGTAGCTGTAGCACCGTTTAAAGGCCAAGGCTGCCCATTTACACGCTGAGATTTAACAAATGTTGGGGCGTTAGTTGTGCCACCGATTGAGCTGCATGTTATCCCCGCTAGGTCGCAGGTTATTGACGTTGGTAGGCCAGTGAATCCAGTTGTAACACTTGCGACAGTGGTTTGATTAGCGGTTATGGGGTTGCCGCTGTTGATACTTGTTACTAGATATGTAGTCTCATAAAAAACAGCAGTTGAGAAGTGGTACATTGGATCATGTGCGCCACTTTTAGTGTATCCGCTAACTAATGTGCCAGAACCACTTCTTGTGCTTGTATACATCAACTCTATGTGATTCACATAGGTGCCAGAAATACTTTGCACTAAAGCCGCGGGGGCTGTCTGTGTAAATGTTGCTGTTCCCGTAGCAAATCCTGTGTCCCAACCAGATGTAGCAAGACACTCGCTAACAAAATCGGCGGATGTAACTGTGTTTGTTATGGACGGGTTTGTGAATGTCCCAGATGCATAAGTGTAACCACTGTAAACCCTTAACGGGTTGCTGGGGAATGCTCCAGTAGAAGACCTAAGCACATTCCAGCAACGGTTCAACACTGTAAATGTTGGACTTGTGGCTGTTATGTTTGCCGTGGCACCCGTGGTAACTTTTAAATAGAATCTTTGGAAGAAGGAGGATGCACCAGCAACTCTTGCACTCATTGCTGTAAATGATTGTCCATTCCAAGTGGGGGTAAAATTTGAGCTTGCACTATCTTTATAATGCAGCATCAATTCTATAACGTCCCCAGCGCTAGCGGTTACAGATGAGTTGAAGGTTTGTATATCCCCAACCCCCGCAAATCCACCGCTTGATATAACTGAAATTGTCATTTAAGCACCTTCATAGAAGCCGTTCAGGCTGATAAAAATATTGTCATAGTGGACGTCAAATGCAGGAGATCCAGCCGCCGGAGCCTGTGTCCAATTACCAAACGACAGATAGCTAATATCACCATTTGTGTAATGACGGTTAAACAATCCTGTTGCGTGAACGTAATCAACACCGTTGATATTCACTAAAATCTCACCGTCATTAACTTCATTGCCAGAAGTTGTCCCAGTGTTAAATTTGATTTTGAATCTGAATGTGTGCCACCCCGAACCCCAGTCTGCGCTATCAAAGAATTGCCCTGCACTAGTAATCGAAGCGCCATTTCCCCAACTTCTACCTATCCAGCTAGGGTTTGATCCGTTGAGCTGTAGCGATTGCTGAGCATCGTTTACATCTGTAGTGCCGTCACCAAAAATAACACTTTGCATCGCACCATTATCTAGCCCTGTATAGTCAAGGTTAAATGTTGTATTCGCTACTGTATTAGTCCCGCCTGTGGCATTAATCCCGAAAACTTTTAGGAATTTTAGTCCGTGCTTTGCATTTGGCATTTTGGCATCGAACTTTATATACAATTCTTTTTGCCCTGCATTAACATTGAAATTCAACCAGTTGTACAACTCCCCTGCGTAGGCCGCTTGGAGCGGGTAATTCATCCTCATCGCGCCACTTTCAATTGCGCGACTACCACCTAACTGACTACCGCTAGCCCAGCTTGTCCCCGCTAGAATGCTTTGCGGAACTAAGTTGCCATCTGTGAAATTTGCTCTGCCGATGAGGACAACTTTAATGTCACCATTTTCGTCATAGCGTGAATCTAGCTTAGATGTGCTTGGGTTTCTCCCCCACTCTAAATTTCTAGTTGTCATTTACGATCATCCTGCAAAGTGGTGAATAAATTCAATATGCACAGATTTAACTGCGCGGGGCATTGTGTCACTTAATTTCCCCTAAGCAATATTTCATTTCTAAATTCCTACGTTCAATTAAACCATTCAACTTTAATTTCCATTTACCACTAGCTGTAAGAACACAATCTTTCATACCCTGTTTGCATTGTCCTGCAAATACATATTCCATAAGTATTGCACAAGCTGCCTTAGTGTTACCTGCATTCATTAATCCTAGAATGGAACTCTTCTGGAATGCTGTTGTGCCAAGGTTGTAACTGAAGTCTAAGAAGGCAGCTTTCTGGTAATTATTAATTGGGACTTTAATCATTGGAGTAATTTGCTTTTCTATTTCTTCAAGCTCTGTAGCTAAAATGATGGTACACTCTTGTTCTGTGTACACTTTATCTTTAATCACAACACCAATATTATTTTTATTAGTAGTGCCATAACAAGCTGTAGCTACTCCTATTACGTCTAAGTAAGGAGTAAGAACTAATCCTTCAGAAGGAGCTGTAAGTTGTGTAGCAGAGATTACAACAGCAGATGAAAAACCTAAACCGAGTAATGTATTTCTTAAGTTCAACTTCGGTTTTACAATCTTAGGGTTCTTTGTGTATGTCATAGAATATAACCCTTCATTGTTCTGTACATTCTATATAAGAATGCTGGTGATAATCTCCAAGGAATATTCTTAACCCCTAAGTAGATTGCAATCTGTTCACTACAGAAGTATTTCTTTTCATCTTGGTAATTCTTACGGATAATAAACGAGAATATTCCAAGCCAATCGTACTTACTACCTACCCAACTTCTTGCCAATTCAATAGCAGATTCTTTATCTACGATAGGCATCTGAACTACTTCGTATTTAGGGTAATGCTTCACCCACTCATGTACAGGAATACGTCTACAACCTGTAGCTAATGTTGTATCAATTACATATTCACCATCAAGGATTGCACAATGGCACCAATTACTTAACGTACCTAATTTAATTAATAGGGAGAATGGTTTATTATTACTAGCGAAGATAATTGGTGCAGTTTGCATTGTGTAAATATCCTTAGAACACTGGACGAGAAAACACTTCTTTTAATTGCTCTTGTTTGAAGTCTGGAGAGTTTACATATTGCATAATCTTAGTAAGCTTCTCAGGATTCTTAGCTACAGCAGCCTTCACCACTTCATAAGACTCTTTAGTAAGGATTACGTTAATGTATTGATCGAAGTCTGGAATAGCTTTAGCTACAGGAGCAGCTACTTCTTTAGGTTGTTCTTTCTCAACTTTATTTGTTTGTACAGTCATAATAATTCTCTTTAATAGATGTTTCCATTGAGAAACAACGGAACTTCTTTTTCTGTTACGGGAGTGGTTAATATCTCAAGACGTTTATCAGCATCAATGAAACCATAGTCAACTAGCTTCTGTACATCTGATTGTGTCTCAGGGAGGGATAAGTCAATGTATGTGCTAGAAGCATGTTTAATTTTGATTACAGCAGCAGCATAACCCAGAGGGTTAGCCACTCTACTGGCCGCTTCTATTGCAGCAAGGACAGAATCCCCAAGACGATTTAAGAATGCTAGTTTAGTTATCTTGGTTCCGTAATCAGGTGGGGGCTGGGGTACTGAGATGTTCTCAGCTTGAACCCACTCACCATTTATATATCTCCACTGTAATCCTATAGTTACTGGTATAGAAGGGGGCTCCCCCTTCACAGTATTGCTATAAGATACTCCATACGGTTTTATTGTGGAGTATAAGAAGAAGTTATTGCTATCTAAAAAACTTACAACTTCCATTAGTATACCCTCAACATTTTAGCGGCTATGGGTGTTATGACTGTGTTTGATAGGTCTACATCTGGGAGTCTGCTGATAATAATTTGGTAATTACCCGAAGAAGAGAACCCCCATATATAAGTTCCATCTGTGCTTAGGTTCATACCCGATGTTATGTTAGTTGCCCTACCTGTACGACCAGCTAAGTCTCTAAATACAGGGGTGTCTGGTGAGCTAATCACTGCGGGGTGTATGAGTAAGTTAGCCGTGGCTATTATCGTATCATCTGCGTAGTTACTGGAATTATTAGAACGGGTTGCACCAAACTCTGCGCTACAATCTGTGAAGGTTGTCCCGTCTGTTGACTTGAATATCCAACCACTAGATGCTACCCCTCCACTCCTTGAAAACACATACAATACCCCGTTAAACTCTACGATGGATTCGTATACATGATTATTGGTAGCGATTGACACTTCTGTCCACGCGGAAGTGCCGCTGGTTGAATATATAACCTTCGTTACACTACCATTGTTCACTACAGAGTAAAATCTATTGAAGGTACCACTTCTGATAATTCCAGTTATAGGTTGCGTACTGTTGGCACTTGTGTATCTTTGAGTGTAAGTAACTAAATCTGTGCTACTATCTATTACCCCGTTAGTCGTTGTAAGTAGGAAAAGTCCTGCACTATATCCCATAGTATAGTAGTAGGTGCTGGTTTTTTGAGTCCAAGTACCTCCATTATCTGATGATTCATGTACACCGCGTGTACTTACACAATAGAAATTACCATTGAAGTAGTAGAGCTTAGCTTGCTGTAAAGGGGAGATTGTGTTGGGGAGACTACCTACCTCAGCCCAAGTAATTCCATCAGTGCTCCTAAAGCTCCTACTGGTGAGTGTTGGTGTTACTGAGTCTGATGCTATACACATGAAGTATCCACCAGCTTTAATGGCGGTCTTAATTACCCAATTACCTGTTACTAGCGATGGTAGATTAGAGGCTGGCAGTTGTGTACTCTGGTATGAACCCTCTGTTATCCCAATAAAACTAGGATAAATGGAAGTGTTTATTAATGTGTTACTATTCATTTTAACCCAATTTGGTCTGGTAGGGTCACTTCCCACCAGCAGGGTATCTACTGTTGTACCTATAGGTGGCTCTGAAACTGCTGGCGAACCAAATGTGTTTAATCCCATTACTTGCTATACCCCGAAACTGTAGTAGCTACTTGACCGATAATACCCGTAGTCACCATGATTATTTTGTCTGTTGTTGAGATAGGGAACCCTGTTTTCTCGAAACCAGAGATACCGCTGCTGGTTAATGTTATCTTATGTAGAGGGTGACCTCCTGCGGCATTGGTGGTTGATATGTAGAGAATACACGTAGCTGTATCACCGACTAAACTCCCATCCACCAACGAAACCGAGACATTTACTGTGCCAGCTTTAGCACCTGTGTTTGAGTAGATTACAGTTTCCGTATTTGTTGTGATAAGTTGCTGTTGTACCACTTCATTTGTTAAGGAATTGTATTCAACCCCACTAACAACTACTGTTACTCCTGCTATATCTGTCTTGTAGCAAATATTTTCTCCCGCAGACAGTACAACAGCGGTGCGTTCAAAACTGGCATTTACGGCCAATTCTTCGAGCTGAATAGTGTGAGTAGCTGACGGAGAGCCTATCGGTGATCTGAATAAAGTCACTTTAGCTTGCCCAGCACCACCATTATAAACTGTTATATTAGCCTCGGTAGTTTTAGCTGCGGGGGTGGTGTATAATATTATTGTTCCGGAGCCACTTGATGTATTAGCGCCTAATTTTCCTGAAGCCATCTATTACACCTTACCATTGTGAACGGAAATAATTGTCTGCATCAGCAGCAGTTTTAGTTTTATTACTGTCTGTAACATCAGACATAAAAGTTAAGATTGCTGTAATACGTTCATCCGCATACTTCAACCAGTTGTTTGTGATACGACCATACCAGTTATGGAACTCTCTAGGTAACTTAGCACCGTAGTCGTAACCATCAGTCTTAATATCCGATGGAGGCTCTTGTACGTTAATAGCACCAAGCAAACCATTGTAAACATCATCTGTAGCCAGTTCAGGAAATACTGTTGGCCTTGCGTTTGTATAGGGCATTTCTGCACTCCTAAATTAAATTATATTGGTGTATCGACTAACAAGCTCACCACCAATTGAACTATCTTCTGTAGTTCCAAAACCACTACCAACACCGCCCTCAAACACAAAAGCATCATTAGACGAATAAGAAGCTACGATAGATGCTGTTACTGTGATAGGTAATGTCTGTGTGAAAGTATTAAGCTGGGTTAGGGTAGGTGCTCCCACATCTGAGTACAGAGCTACACCCGCAGGGAATTCCTCCTGCATAGTTACAGTATTACTCCCCATCACAGTACGCCACATTTGAAGCGCTGTATGGAATCTACCTTCTCCAGCATTCAATATCTTTTGAATATTAAGAGCTACACGGTAATCTGTATCAGTCAAACCTTCTCTACGTTTACCAAGGTGTTCACCTATGTTATCAAGTTGAACACCCTCAGCATCATCCACATTGGTTTGAAGAAGTATCTGTTGTATAGTGTCTTCAATTTCTTGAAACTCTTCCAAATAGATGGTTAAGAGTTCTTTATAAATAGGTGAGTCTTGAAATTGAGAGGGGAGGTGAGCTAGACCACGTACCACGTAATCAGTCATAGTTACACCTCGTTTACAACAATACGGGTAATATCAAAGCTGCTATTTTCTTTACGCCCAATTGCAATCGGTAAAGTTGTAAATGGTGTCCATGTAACTTCATCTGTAGACGAGGATACTCTGACAGCAAGTGAGGCCAAACCTTGCACATTACTGAAAATCGTTCCAAAGAATCTTTGTGGGATTACATCAACACCTATGTTTAAACTTGACCCATATAAGAATGCTGCATCTTTAATCCCCTGCTCACCAGTGGCAGCAAACGCTTCTTCGTCATATTTGGTGTAATCAATTTCCATTTTGATATGGACAACAGTTGGCCTACTAAACAGTACAGTTTGAAGTTGATCGTCTTCATCTGTTATAGTGCGGGTAATATCCCCGCAAGTCTCAATACCAGTGGGGTGATAAGCCCAAATTGTTTCTGCAATTTGTATCTCATCCCCACCTTCTACAACCACCTCAAAAGATTTAGGAGGTCTACCATCAACATCTGTAGTAAATGTTCTGTTGGCTATTACGAAAGCTGCTGTGACACCCTCAAGATTTCTAACATTAGAGATGATCGCCCTTTCTGTTGATGCTCCAATAATAGCCACAGATTCATACCGCCTAACTCTCAATTCCTCATCTGTTTCTTCCAGTCTACCTTCTGTGGCTGCGATTGCATTTGATACAGATGTTATCCCAACTATGGGGATCAATAAAGAGGTTAATGTTCCAGCGGGTGCTTTTACTGCACCATCACTTTCAGCTTCAGCTAGGACTAAATCACTAACACTGTTAATTCCAAGTCTAGCTCCTACCGTAATCGGATAAACACTGTTCGGCTCGGTTACGTTAATACGTAGAGTGGTGCTTGTAGGTAATGAGGTGGTAACACCTAAAGATTCTAAGTCTATTGCAGCTTTAAGTGCTGTGACAATCTCGGCAGCAGTTGCAGAAGAATCTGAAGTTATGCTGACGAGTGTGTTGTTAATAGTTACTGAGTAAACTGTTGAGTTAGCAAGGGCAGTAACGCTTAAAGTAATATCACTAAACTGTGTAGGTATTAGTGTGTAGGAATCTAAAGTCATAAAACGTTCTTCTGTTCCGCTGACTTTAACAGCAGTACCTTGCGCTATCACAGTTCCTACAGCACCTGAGAACTCCAATACAGCAGTAGACTTTGCAGCGGGTATACGTCTTACATCGACAATATCTGCTACGTTATCTAAGTTCAATCCTGTTGCTGATTTAGGGAAGAAGGAGTCGTACACACCTTGAACACCTTCCCACAAATCAGCCGCCACATCTGCGATAATTCCTTGCTCAATATTGATAAGTAGGTTCGCACTATCATCCCAATCTGGGGAGATTCTTGCCCTACATTTTGTAATGAAATCGTTTCTTATTTCTGGAAGGGTTTTTATTACCAACCCCTCACTAGTCAATCCTGCCATAATGTTCTCTGATTATAAGTTAAAGGATAGGCTAACTATTTCCCCACTCTCTATTCGTATTTTGGATCTTACAGTCAACTCACGAGTACTGTTATTAAACTCAGATGAATATTCAAGTAGGTCAAGAACACCGTCTTCGTTAGCTATGGCATCCTTGAATATGTCATCAATATCATTAAGGTCAATACCCTTAATAAATATTTCTTGAAAATAGGGTATTCCGTAATTCTCATCTAAGAACCACTCACCCATAAACCATAACAGTTTTATCTTCAATCGTTGAGTAATTAAATCAGCCTTATCTTGTGTAGTGGCTAAGGTAAAGTTGCTAACAACAACATCGTGTGTGTTGGGGTCTAAATAGTAATCAATCATTGTTGATTCTCAGTGTTAAGATATAGTTTCAACCCTTATGAATGGTGGTACACTTAGAGTCACAGTCCATTGGATAGTCTTAGCTACATTTTCAATAGCTTGTATAAAATTTAGGTAATACGGTTGAGAGTCCACCGTACTGTAACTGGCAGCAATTGCTGCTGTAAATGCAGCGGCCTTACTTGAACCATTATTCACTACTGCAACTGCTCCACCAGAAGGTGTCAGCAAACACGTAGACCAGTACTGAGCCATAGCTGCACCAAAAGCATCGTCTGTAGTGTCACTAGGGAATGAGTTGAAGAAGTTAGTGAGAATTGAATCATCCTCACTTCCAGCAACACCACCTCCAGCCGACAATACTCCAGCTTGTGAATAGCTTTTATAAGCGCTGGCGAAGGCTGTAGCGAAGTTTCCTGTCGGATAGGTAGCTACGTAGCTGTCCATTGCAGCGTTGATTGCAGACGCACAGGAACTTGCTGATAAGCTCATATATTACCTTAAATAAATTTACTGGTCGGCTTGCCAAGGTTTCCAGTGTGTTTATGGTTGTTAGCACTAAAGCCTGCATCAGTTTGAACGTCACTGCCTACGCTAAGGCCACCATCAATCCTAACTTCTCCTGTGATAGTAGTCTGCCCACAATCAATTGTAGTGTCACCACCAATAGTGGCTGTCATATTACCCGAAGTATTGACCTCTACATCTCCCCCAGCATTTACTATTACTTTAGTTGGAGTATCTATTAAAACATCTCCTGAAGGCTTCATTGTGAGCTTACATTCACTGCCTGTGTTGACATTAAACTTTATTACAAAGTCATTAGGGTCGCTTCCCAGAGCACTTGGAAATGATGTGGCACCTATGGTTGCAAAACAATCTGAGTAATTGTGTACACGATAGTCTTGTGGGTCTACAGGTGTCACCCCGTCACCATACATATAGTTATCTAAGCTTCGACTACAAAAGTGTAGCCAAACTGGAAACCCAGCTTTAATCGGAAAGAAAACGCACCCTTCTGGTGTGGCAGGCTGGACTACTAAGACTCCACTAATAAGAGCCATGTCAACCAACCCACCTTTGTTATTATCACCATCCCTATCCCGTCTTTTTATTGTCGGGAGGACAGTTGCCTTCTGAGTCTTATCATCATAAGAGATTATTTTTGCAGGCAGTGTGGTATAAACGTTTTCTAACGACCCTTGTGACATCATCGACATGACATCAAAAATGTCTACATTACTTGGCATAAGCTGTACACTCTATCTTGGTATCCCAAACATCACCTTCATAACTACCATCATGGGTAACTTTATTTACAGTGTAGTTGCCATCCGCATTGAAAGTACCTTTAACTTTAATAACAGATCCTGCCACAATAAGTGGGTTCATTTGAAGTGTTAAATTAAGTCCTGTCTTCTTTGGTACATTCAAGTCTTCTTTTAATTGCCTGACTTCTTCTGAAGTTTTTTCTGGCGTATTCTTAATCATTGTTGGAGTAATTACATATGCCTTACGACCAACATCCCCTGTTACTGGAAAAACATTTATTGTTGTGTTTTGTAGAATATGCCATTTAAGATTGTTGGCATTGCAGATAGAGTCTAACTGCTCTTTAGCTCCACCAGAGGCACTGTATCCTCTATTGTAGACCTTCTTCATTTCAGGAGCATCTTCAGGGAGGTTTACCGTAGTAATTTCAGGCATACCTTTACTGATAATATCTTTAATTACTTCTTTTACTGTGGCACCCTCTGCTTTGGCTACTTGAACCCTACCTTCCCTGACAGTGATGGCACCATCAGATGCAAGTAGGTTTGTAATTAACTCAGTTCCATCACGCTTTGTGGAGCAAGAAATTTTATCTCCTTTAAACGCAAGAGATAGTGGATTATCACCATAGCCTACTTCAAGTGTAATTGTGGCATCCACTTTATCAAACACAGAGATAGTTGGAAGAGATAAGTTGTAAATCTTACAATCAAGTTCATTCAGTTTACTACCCGAACTCAGGTTGATGGAGAACTCTATATGTTGGTCTTGAATTATAACACCCTTACCGTCTTTACCTAAGATAGTAAGTTTGTATTTTCTTAGGAAGTTCTCTGACATCATTGAGCCTTATCTAATTTAGTGGGTAGTAGTACAATTCAAAATCTGTTGAAAGATTTTCTAACGTTATCTTAGGGGAATTTGGATACTCGTAGGAGGTTGGTAAAAGAACTAAGATGCCTAAGGGTAGCGAACTATCAACAAAGGGCAGAAGTAGCTCTACTCTGGGAACTAATCTAACGTTGCTAACAAGTAACGTTCCCGCAAGCGAATACAAACTTAGATACCAGCATTCACCTCTAACTGAATATTTAAAGTTCATTTTATATTCGACTCCATCTAAGGCAACTTCAGAGGAGTAATTTGGTGTTGTGCTGTCTGGTAGTTGAATTGTAAAAATATCAATAGCCACTAGAATCCACCTTCTGTTTTAATTCTATCCACAAGCTCACCTGCTTTTTCCTTACCTGCAACAAACGGTAAAGCTGTTGCACCAAAAGCTTCTGGTACATCCTTAGCCAGTAATTGCTTTTCTTTTTCTGCTGGAGTTAAGGTAACAGGAGGTTTGCTTCCAACTTCTTTTTCCTCAGCAGTGGCTACCGCAGTATCACCAGATGTTTTATTTGGCTTCTCGGAAGGTTTACTGTCACCGATAAAAGTTGTAGTAAGTTCATTACTAACTCTACGAATCTTCTCAAAAGTAATGTCTACGAATAAAGCCTTTCCTTGTCCTGTTGACCGAGGAAAAGAAATATTTGTCACAATTAAATCTACATAAGTGTCTAAAGGTGTGACCAGTGTGATAGGTAATCTATCATCACGTATTGACAACAAGGTTGAGTAAACTACTTCTTGAGGGTATCCATACTGTGCATCAGTCTTTGGTAGCTTCTCCAATAAACTCTTTACATGAGCAGGGGCGTTATTGTTTGGTGTTCTGACAGAAGCATCTGAAAAGACTCCTGTCACACTGAATGTGGGGTTACTATTGACAACATGATCTGTCACAGTGCTTCTATCTTCCACCGGAAAAGAAGTTACCTTAGATGAAAACTCATGCTTAATATCTGTTGCCGCATCGAATACTAAAACTTCCCCATAAGCTGAGACAATAGTGGTTCTACGTGGGCTTGGAGGTGATCGTGAAATCATCTCCTCTCTTAATTGTTCTAATGCTTTTGGATCGTAAGTTCTCGAAGTATTAGCAATTCTCTGTCTTTCTTTGCTAACAATAGAATCTCGCTTCCTTGCAAGATTCCTACTACGTATCTTAGAACCAATAGCACCTGTCCTATCTAGTATGAAATCTAGGAGTGCCATTTAGTTTCTCTTATTGTGGGATTGGAACCATATAGGGAGAGGTTCTAGCCATTGCTTGTGTTGCCATTGCTTTCATACTCTCTTTTAATCTTTCGTCAATAACCTTAGCTATTTCTGCACCATCTCTTGCTGTTGCATTAGATATTACAACTTCGATACTTGGGTTATAAACAAAAGACCTATCCACTTGACCAGAATTAGCATTTGTAGATGTGTTGTTTATAGCTTGAGGGGACAAGGGTTGATTACCTGTGCCCCACCAACCACCACCCCACATCTTCTCTTGATTCTGGATATTAGTCATGTTCGCTTCAGCCCAAGTTCTCTTCGCTGAATCTACTAATTCTTTATTTCCTGTCAAGTGTCCTAAAAGACTCATTGCACCTGTCACAGCACCAGAGGCCATTAGTGTTACAAAATCTAATACAGTTTTAGTTATGGCTGCAATATATCCCAAGAATCCCTTATCTTTCTGTTCAGCCAATGCTGTCCATAAAGTGTTCTTACCTGAGACAGTATCATACATCTCTACAAAAGCTGCTACAGCTAACCCCACCAACATTGGCATTAATAGTAGTCGTTTGGCTAGCACTAGCAGTGCTGCACTTAATCCACCCGTTGCTGTAGTTGCTGCCATTAATGCTGTGACCCAACTTGTAACTTTTAAAGCTGCAAAGTAGGAAATTATCAATGGTAGGTTTGCCATTATCCATTTGAAAGCTTTTACGAAAGTGTCAGACCAAGCTTTTATATCTTCTCTATTAGCTTTTATCCATTTGCCCAGATCGACAAGTAAATTGGTTATCTCTTCAAGAGCGGCTACCATTACATCTAAAAAGCCTGCATCATTAAATGCTTCTAAGAACCTTATCCATTGACTTTTAAGTTTTTCCATCTTCTTGGCTGGACTTTTTAACATCTCAGCTATAAGATCCTCTCTGGTAAGGGTGCCCATGTAAGCAATTACCTTCGTAATTTCTTCTAGCCCCACTTTACCTTTTTCCATGTCCTTGAATAGTTTTGCTTTATCACCACTACCTGCTTTACCATCACCATATAATGCATCAGCAAATATGCCCACAGCATTTGGTAACGCTTCAGCTAGCTGTCCTTTACAATATCTTCAACAGTGGTCGTTAATCACTGCCAGTTCTCTTATGAACTTCTCTATGTCACCATAGAAGTTGAGACTATCTCTTACTCCGTTCTGGAGTCTTACCACTTCCACCCACTTGAGTGTACGAGCTTACGCTCTAGTCGTTACACCTTCCCATCTCTGGGCTTGGCTCGGTATTGTCTCAAATGAGAGTTTCACCGAATTCGATAAGTTTATTATTCTGCATATTCCTATGCAGCGAGCCTAAAGTTAAGCTCTTCTGCCATTACTTGACCTTTAGACAACATTTGACCAAAGGCGTTTGTCCCACGCTTCTGTGCATCTGCACTAAGACCTAGCATGGTGGATAAGTTTGAAAAGTTAGTGAATAACTGTTGAGTTTTTTCTACACCAATACTTGTTGCACCAGATGCAAGTAATCTTTTGTACTGTTCATTAGCATCCATTAGATTAAGGGATAATCTTTCTACCTCTTTGTCAACAAAGGCTATCTGTTTTTGTGCTTCTTCTGCACTACCAGTCAAGAACTCGTATTGAGGTCTTCTTGCCATTGAGAAGTTAGCCACTTGATATGCAGATTGTGCAAATCCTCCAGCAGCAATACTACTAATTGCAGTCTGCGCATTGACGCCCATTCCAGCAATGCCACCCGAAGCATTACGCGAAGGTGGTGTAGGTCTGTTGGTTAGCCGTTCTTGCCTTTGTCTTTCGCGTTCAGCACGAAGTCTCTCACGTTCTTGGTTTCTACGATTTAGGTTAAACTCCCTGTTAAGAAAGTCAGCTTCTGTTCGCATCTGCCTAAGTCTTTCTGAAGACCTTCTTCTGTTTTCACGATTAGCTTCAGAGTGGAGTCTATTGGTGTCAGCTCTTTCTCTTTGTAGTTCGCGTTGGCGCTGTCTTGCAGCCCTGTCTAAATTACGTTGTCTGAGGTTGAACTCTCGATTTTGAAAGTCAGCTAATTGTCTAGCGTCCCTCATCTCTCTTGCAGCTTGCCTGCTGGTTTCCCTTGCTGTTCGTAACCTTGCTGCTTCTGCGGATCTCTCCAGTCTTCTGCGTTGTGCATCTCTTGCTTGGGCATTGCGACTTTCTACCCGTTGCTCACGTTCACGCTGTCTGAACCACTCTTGTAGTCGCCTAGCTTCAGCGGCAGCTTCTCTCGCTGCCCTACGAGTTCTAAGATTAAACTCTCGATTCTCGTAGTTGGCTAATTGTCTGAGATTATTTCTACGTAAGTTATGCTCTCTGTTTTCAAAGTTAGCCAACTGCCGCATTTCTGCATACTGTTTTGCTGCTGTCTTTTCTACCTGAGTTCTTAGCTTATTCAACTGAGATTCAAGCTTCTTAAGACTAGCGGAGTCTATATCAAAGCCAATCTTCGTAAAGAATGTGGCTAATGGAGTTGACATTAATTTACCTCTCCATGTTGTTGTTATGTTTTAGGAGTTTGTTCCTCTTCATAATCTTCGTAGAAATCTAACATTTCACAACAGTCTAGTAATTCAGATAATGACCATGTGTCTCTAACTTCTGCGAAAGACGTAACTTTGCATTTGTCAGAGAACACTGGCCTCCACATCATCATATCCCAATGTGTCAATTCTGTTTCTTCTATAAATCTTTTTTGTACCTTAGAGGAAGACTGAGGTACTTCCCCCTCAACGCTAAAGGAACTTAATTTTTTGTAGCGCCTACGAGAAAAACTTTACCGTAGTTCTCTTCAATGATGAAGTACATTACCTGTAAGAGATCAGCAACACCACCACCAGCAAAATCACTTTCGTAATTAACCAGTTGACCATCTTTCTGAGTCTGTGCAGCTTTCACCATTTCTTCAATTAATTTAGGAACGTCATCTTTATCAAGATTGTCCACAAGGAGGCTTATTGCAGTTTGCATAGCATTAAAGAATGCTTTGCCTTGTTTCCCTTCAGCTTTCTTTTCAAAAGCTTCAAATTCTTCTGCTGTCATATCAGCGAAGTTTTCATCTTCTTGTTCTACTTGTAGTCCTGAGAAAAAAGCGGGGACGCTCTCACCAAACACTTTTGTTAATCTAACCATAAATGCTAGGTTCTTACCTGTAGCATAAGTGTTAATTCGGTAAGTACTCTCACCAATTTGTTTTTCTTTTGTTTCAATGCCCATTTCTATCTCTTTTACATAATTTAGTGAATAAAAAAGGAGAGGGAGGAAACGCATCTCCCCTAACCTCTCCTTACAAATTTACTAGATCATGGTCTAGCTTTATTATTTTGTTAATAGTCAAAGCTATTATTTATTAATTGCCACCAGCGAACATTACGCTATTTGCGCAACTGATTGTCCACTCACGACTGCCAGCTTCTTTACCTTTGGTAATGGTTGGCATCTTAGTAATACGTGCTGCATCGGATACAAACAAATCACGACCACTGTTGTCTTTAACAAACAAAGGGAAAGTACCTAAACCAGTGGAACGGTCAGTGATATGTAGGGCAGAAAGTACATCGTTTGAAGGAGAAGATGACATTAAAGTAATTGTCACAGTAGCCAATGTGGAAGGGTTTTGACTCCAAGTTGCCTCACCATCTGCACCAGAGATAACGGTAAAAGCATCTTCGACCATCTCAATAGAAACGAAGTCACCCTCACCGTAACCCTTAATATCAGCACTACCTGCAAGGATGCTAACTTCTTTAGAACTGTATGTATAGTTAGCCATCTATTTATACTCCGGCATTCAAGTTAATTTCAACGAAGTGCGTTGCACCTGCCATGTATGCTGATACTTTAATACCAGTTACTTTACGCAATGCACGATCATTTGCGCTGATGTCTGTTACTTTCGGCATTGTGATGACAGGGGAACGACCAGCATCACCAGAGAAAATACCAAGATTTACAGAGCGTGAAACTGAATCACGAACAGCAGCCTCAAGAATGGCAAAACCTTTATTCGTGAATGGAATTTTTGGTGTGTTAATCAACATACCATAAACACTTACTTGAATATCACTTGCTGCGTAATCCAAGTCACGGATAATATCATCAAACGTACCATCACCTTGAGTTGGGTTATGGATAGTGTTTTGACCGCCACGAGGAATAAACACTGTAGCGTTTTTAGCTTTAGCATTACTAATTTGTGTTGCGGTCAAGTTATCTACAGTTACACTAGAGAGCTTTTTAAACTCCATTGTAGCTGCACCAGCTTCGTAGCCAAACATGACGCCCAAGTAAGCTGCTTCAGGGAATTGGATGTCTGCATTGCCACCGTAGATAAAACCTGCACGATCATAGCCATTAGTTTTAAATGCCTTAGCTGCTGAAGTTGTGTCGGCAGATTCGGATTGATTGATTACATTAACATCTTCATCAGAAGTTTTGTAGAACTTGCGAGCACCTTGAGCAAAAGCAGCGATCTCTAATTGGTCAGCTTTAGTGTGGGTGTAAGCTGCAATACCGTACCAGTCATTGTTCTCTAACATGATAGCGTTTAGTGCATCAGTAAGAGATTCTGTGGTGGCATATACAGGAGTTAAATTAGTGGTTGCTTTAACACTAAAAGGTACGCCAGCAACATCAGCAGTAAGTATGAGAGTAGAACTACCAGAAGCAGTAACAGGCTCAACACCAGCATTGATGGCACTAGTAAGACCAGTAACAATCTCAGCAGCAGTTGCAGAAGAATCTGAAATGAAGGAGAACACTGTACCATTTAGTGTCACCGTGTAAGTTGCACTGTTTGTCACCACGGGGGTATAGGTAACAGTTGTAGTATCTTGGCGTCCAATTGCAAAAGCTTCAACAGAAATCTCTTGACCGAAGGTAGCTAATGCTGCCTTGTACTCGTCAGAAGTGGAAGCGAAGTCAGCAGCAACTTCTGCAAGATCAGCATATACTTTGTATCGAGAGGTAAACGCTTTATGTTTACCGAGGAACATTGCTAAACTATAACCAGCCACAGTGACAGCAGATGTATTACGATCCACATTAACTGTAACAGCCGTATTAATCGAAGCCATTATTATTACCTTTATTGTTTATTAAATATCGTATTCTTCGGTGTCTGTGTAAAGCACAGTTCCGGTTTCACCAATGACTTCGTGTGTAATCTCAACCTTATCAATAAAATCAACCTCATCGAGATCAGAAACATTAATATTGAAATATACGTTGAATTGGTGGCGTTGTTCCCATCCAGTAGCTAACCTGTATGGAGTGTGTTTAACCATATCTTTATCTAGGAAGTACAAACCAATTGCTTGGAAGTTGTCTAAATAAAAAGTTTTATTAAAGTTGTGGGATAACTCAAGAAGAAGCTGATTGGAGAGTAAGCCAGATGCAACAATGTTTAGAGTAACCTTCCAAAGAGAGTCTGTTTTATAGTCTGTTGAGTCTATATCATCATCTACATACTCCTCCCACTGAGTCCCTATCTGTTGCCAGTTAGTGAGTTTGTAGCTTATCCAATTCTCTTGCGGAGGGTTTTTCTGCCCTTGTTCGAGAATAGGTATGCTGGAGTCAATCTTCAGTCTAAGTATTTTGGCTATTTCTTCGTGTAGGTGATCTATGTTTATCATTAGACATCACCAACCTTAAATGTAATTTCTGAAACTAAGTTAGGCTCTTGACCTATTACACTACCAAAAGCCAATGGGTCATTGAACCCTTTAATCTCTTGCCAGCCTATACTGTTACTTGGTACAGTCACTGTGAGTAAGTTAGTCTCTATTTGAGAAGCGGCTTGTTGACCTATCCTTTTAGCCCACTGAGCAACTGTCATATTAGGGAGGTGTTGGATTTCATCTCGGATTATTTCAGACACTTGACTCTTCTTTGTGTCAGACAACATGAAAGTATCTTTCCAAGCAGACCAGTAATGAAGGTGACTAGCAATCTCACCAACACTATCACCCTCATTCATCCAGTGCTCAGGACTATCAATATAACCCACATTCACAGAATGCTTCTTAAGCTGCTTACGCAACTCCCTAAGACCTTTTGTATCAATCTTAGTACTAACCTTCATCTTTATCATTTGAGGCTCCTACGTAAGCAATTCAAGGTCTTTAGCATCTATTTGAATGGCATAAGCTTCTCTTGCCGTATAACCGCTAACATCACTCCACTCTCCAAGCTTAAATACTCTATAGCTGTGTCCCGCATACAGAATTTCATCAGCCTCGAAAGGTTGTTGACTGTTGTGCTCATAAAGAACATCATTTGTAAAAATACGAATGGTCTTCTGTTTACGTAAAGCTTCAGGAAGTTTATCTATAATATCTTTCTTGACTTGTGGAGTTATTAGTGCAGAGATGACAGTTGGAGTAGCTACACCATCAATCCACTTACCATTAACAATCGTAGAGGAAGTGGTGTACCTGTTTATCGTGTAGTTCTTAGGCTTAATCAACTGAAAGGATATACGGGAACGCATATTCACATCCTTTCTTATCTTGGTACAACCAGTTCGTTATGTTTGGATTATCTGGATCAGCAGCAGACGCTATTAATGATTCTACAGATACTCCAGCAGCCCAAGGCATGATACCTGTAGGAAGTACACTGAATAACGTCTTATCATCTAGGAATGCTTGTGCAGCTTTGATATAGTTTTTACCTAAGTCCCTCCACATCTCCACATCACCAAACACTTCTTTAGTGTTAAAACTAGAGATGTAGTACATAACAGAACGTGTAGCCCATCTTGCAGCTTGAAGAACATCACCATTACACATAGTAAGGTATCCTTCAATTTCATCGTCTGTCAGTATGT